TATGTTCCGTGACTTTAAGACTGTAGGTGGATCACTTTCAGACTTTGCAATGCTTGCTCCAATGAATGAGCAAGTGCTTACATATATGCTTCTGGAAACATTCCAGAGTAAAGAAGGAGAACGCTCCGAAGGTGGCATCTTTACGATGCTAAAAAAGGTAAAGCGTACTGCTTCTGCACGACCTCCGTTCTACGACCAGATTGAGGTGCGTCACAATGTGTTCACACTTCGTTCTTTCTGGAACCGTATCCACGGAACAATAACAGACCTAATGCGAGTGCGTACAGCGCTTGACGAAGGTACTGATCATACTTCTGTTGCGTATCCTCACCCGACACGCGATTGTAAGTGGAAGTGTCAATTCTTTACTGTATGCACGTTAATGGATGACGGTAGCGCAGCCGAGCAAGCACTTTCAGAAATGTTTGAAGAGGGAGACCCCTATTCATATTACGAAAACGAAAATGACAAGAAAGGACTGGAATAACTATGAGTGACATTCAGCGTTCTCTTACAGTTATGGTCTACGGTGAGTCAAAGGTTGGAAAATCCACCTTTGCGGTTACCGCTCCATATCCACGTCTCATGCTTGACGTTGAGGGTGGGCATCGTTTCCTCCCTATCATCGTGAAGTACTGGGACCCACTCCGAGAGGAGCCACCAGTAGCAGACGGCACTTGGGATACTTGCGTAGTCCAAGTTCGTAGCTATGACGATGTGCTTAAGGCATATCAATGGCTTCAGAGCGGTAAGCATCAGTTTAAGAGTCTTATCATTGACTCAATCTCTGAACTTCAAGTTAAGTGCATGGATAGCATCGCAGGTAGCGAGCAGATGAAGATGCAGCAGTGGGGCGAACTACTTCGTCACATGGGCGGTCTTTTACGTGACCTACGCGATCTAACAATGCACGCAACTAATCCACTAGAAGCAGTTGTCTTGACTGCAATGGCTCGTCCTAGCCAAGACGGTCGTCAGCGTCCGTACTTGCAGGGTCAGCTTGCAATCCAGGCTCCGTACTTCTACGACATTCTTGGTGCTATCACAACAGAGGAAGTACCAAACCCTGATCCATTGAGTCCTCCGTACAAGGTTCGTAAAATGTACGTGGAACGAAATAATCAGTATGAGGCTGGAGAGCGTGTACAAGGTCGCCTTGGCTCAGCAGTTCAGCAAGAAAACCTCTCCATTGAACGTATGCTTGACATGATTTTTGGAGAAAAACAACCTGCAGCAACTGCTGCCAAAACAACAAAGAAGGAAGGTTAAGGTATGAGTACCTTAAACTGGTCCGACCTCATCAAAGAGGCTGGAGAAACAGCATCATACGAACCACTACCAGACGGTGACTACGATTTAGTAGTTCTTGAAGGCGTGGCAAAGCAGACTCAGTCTGGCAAGACAATGTTCTCAGTTAAGGCTGAAGTACAGGGTGGTCCACACAACAAGCGTCTCGTATGGGACAACCTTGTAGTGTCTAATGACAATCCAACTGCGTTGGGTATTTTCTTTAGCAAGATGGCCGCTTTGGGATTGACTAGAGAAAATTTCTTTAGCCAAGACCCTACTAATGCTCAGATTGAAGCAGCTCTTGCTAATCGCAAGTTCCGCGCTCAAATTGGTAGTCGCGTATGGCAGGGTAACAAGAAGAATGAAATCAAGCGTTACTACCCTGCTCAGGCAGCAGCTCCAACTACAGATCCATGGGCTGAAGAACAGGCTCAGGCTGCTCCAGCACCTGCACCGGCTCCAGCACCTGCACCTGCACCCGCACCGGCTCCAGCGCCGTCTGCACCCTTCTAAGTCACTGGCTTAGTGAGATTGCCTTCCAGCAAATGTTGGAAGGCTTTCTCATTACTCCACAAACTATAGGAAAGAGATAGATTAAAAACTATGAAAGTATTACTTACTGGATGTAGTGCTCCTCAGTCGTCCCCTGGATTAAATACAAGGCTTCCTACTTTTTCTGGTCTTATACGAAATGCTTTGAGTTATTCTGGACACGAAGTTGTGTGGACTACACCATCAATAGATATGTCTGAAGAGTATCTATCCCAGTTTGATGTGGTAATAGTTGGTCTAACTCCACCCACGAGTCTTTCTTCATATCGACTATACGGGGCTTTGTCTGTCATTGAAAGAGCTCGCAAGGTGTCTAATGTTAGATATTTAGTTGATGCTCCAGAGCCCCACAAACTGTGGGCTGGGATTAGGGCGGTTGCTAATAATCCAGAGGATCTTGTAAAAGATTTTTACTCTAAAAGATCAGAGTTTGGTAAAGCTACATCCTCAGCAAATCTTTCTCGTATTCAAGGAGTTATTTTTGATTTGTATGAAAATACTTGGGAACAGACTTTGTGTCCTTCTTTTCCTTGGTCTAAGAAAGAACACATAACAAAACACATACCTAATATTTCTGAAGATAATTTGGATCTTTTATGTCTTGACTCATTTCTATTGACTGCCGTAGAGGATTCAACTGCTTTATATATGAAGTCAAATTCAGACCATTGGTCTACTAATCAAAAGACCCCTTGGGTTAAAAATCTTGAAAAAACACTAAAAAATAAAATTTACCCAATGTCTAGTAGTAAATGGTCTACTAATACTTCTGTATTGACAAATATAAATAAATCTATTGGCTCTGTAATTTCTGTGTATAAAAATGAAGAGCCTTGGTGGTCGGTAAATCTTTCTCAGTCTTTGTATGTAAATACTCCCGTAGTCACAGACTGGAAGCAGACATCTTATTTAGGAGAGTCCTGGTCCCTTTTGGCTCATAACTTAGAGGATATGTCTGTTGGGGAAAGGCTTTCTATTGCTACAAAACAAAAGAATGATTATATAAAGGTTTTACCAGATTTTAATGAGTCAATTTATAGAGTTTTATCCTGTGTTTTTGATGTTTAATACAGTACAATTTACGTAAAGTGAGAGTGGATATATGAGAGATTTAAATATTGAGATGGCAAAGTCTCAACTAGAAATGGCTAAAGTGTCTGTTGATGTAGGCACTTCTGTAGTAAAACTTCTTGATTTTTGGAGAACCCTGCCCCACCTAGCATCAAACGATGCTCAAATAGTTGAAGTATTTTCAAAACTAGCTATGGGCATTGCTTTAGTTAATAACCAAGGCAACGAGATTTGGGAACCCGGTATGCCAGGGTTTATCCGCGTTGGTGATGAAGTAAGAGTCTTGGCAGATGCTTTTGAGGGCGAGTTAGGACAACTCCATAACGGGCGTAGGGGTCGTGTAGTTGCTGTTCGTTCAGGTGACATTATTGTTAAAACAACTGACGGTAGAGAGCCTACTCTTGATGGATCTCACTACTCTCCTTACAAAGTAGAAAAGTTAGTTGCAACATTATGAGCGTAGTCACTGTTGCTCATCTTTTGGTTAACGGAGATGATTACGACGAAATTTCTTTAGCTGCTGAAAAGCGTATTTCAGAGTTCTTTAACGTAAGTGTCTCTGACGTAAGAAAGAAATTTAACTACGAATTACTTGTTAAAGAGACAGAAGATATGGAAAGCGAAAGCTTTTATCAAGCACAGGTAGTGGTGAAAAATAGAGATGTCTGAGACTACTCAAGAACCGGTTCTACAACTCAGAGTTCAAGCCCTTCGTGAAGCAGCAACAATTATTGCTGGGGATCGTGATGTTCAATATGGCGGTCCAGAAGAGAACTTTACTCGTATTGCAAAAATTTGGTCTGTAATTATTGGAGTAGATATAACTCCCGAAGATGTAGCAATGATGATGGTTGGGTTAAAAGTTGCTCGCTACGCATCTAAGTCAGGATTCCAGCCCGACACGTGGATTGATATTGCTGGATACGCTGGTTGCGGTTATGAAGTTGGTAGTGTAGAAAAGACTTAACAACTTCACAGACAGGCAAAATTTTGTACAAAAAAACAAAGCCTCAACTTCCATTTCCATCGACATATGAAAACCCTCTGTGTAGGGAAGTCGGTGGAGATTTGTTTTTTTATGGGGATGCTGATGATCCTGGTCAACTAGATACAAATGCTACAAACGTTAAATTAGCAAGAAGCATATGTAAAAGTTGTGACCACATAGTTGAGTGCGCTGAGTGGGGTATACAACACGAACAGTTTGGTGTGTGGGGTGGTCTTAGTCCTGTAGAGCTTACAGATGCTCGTAGAAAAAGAAACATTAATCTCGCAACTATTCAGTACTTAGTTGATTAAAGCGTTTCTCAAGATAGACATTAAGTTATTCCTATAAACTGTACTTAAGTTTTTAGGAGGTCTATATGTCTAGCAAGAAAGACCCCCGTCCCATGGCTATTTGTGAGTCGTGTTATTTAGATGATCACACCAGGTGGGAGCCAGAAAGCATGGACGAAAATGGCACCATTTTAATGAAACTTGTTGGTGTAGATGTTCCCAATAAAGTTAATACCGAAAGTGTTGAAACTTGTTGTCTTTGCGGTGCATTAACAATTGCTGGAATTTTTGAAGTCAAAAAGCCATCAGAAGTATATTTTCTTGAAGATGATGAGATAGATAATAATTTTGAAATGTCTATCGGTGACATAGATGAAGGATTCTAGAATAGGTGAGTCACTCTGGGAAGAATGGCTTGGTTCTGGTTACTTAAATTTTTCAGAAGATTCTGAGACTTTTATTTTCTACACAAAAGACCACGTTTCTATGGAAAACGATTTAGTCCGCAGGGCTCTTGCCTCGGCTATTCAGAGAGACGGTATAACTGATTCTTTATCAGAAAGCTTCAAAAAGTTGGAGAAATCAAAGTCAACTTTTGGTTGGGCTGGAAATAGCGATTTTGATTTAGAGCTAATGTCTTGTGACGAACTAGGTTACACAGATTTAGGGGATAGTCTTACTGAAGTATCTCCTATAACCTGGGTTGAGTTTTAGTCTATTTTTGGCGTGTTACAGAGCCTTAATTTATAGTATTTCTATTAGAATTGCTTC